TGGAAATGATGTAAGTGAATTTCGCAAGTTTGTGCGTCTGCTTACTTACGGTGATGATAATGTGATTGGAGTCGATCCATCACATGGAGCCGTGTTTAACCACTGTGTGATTCAACAAGAGTTGGCAAAGATCGGCGTGATTTACACCATGGCAGATAAGGAAGCGGAAAGCGTTCCTTTTCTGAAGGCTAGTGAGATTTCATTTCTCAAGCGAAAATGGGTGTTTAATGAAGACGTTGGATCTTTTGTGGCTCAGTTGGAGCACGATTCCATTGCAAAGAGTTTGCTTATGCATATACCATCAAAAACAGTGTGTGATAAAAAGTTGGCGTGTGATTCAATGTTTTGTGCACTTCTTGAGTATTTTATGTATGGACGTTCTGTGTTTGAAACTAGACGAGACCAATTTCAAGAGGTTATCGTTAGGAAAGGTTTAGAGGCCTATGCCATTACATTCCCATCTTATGATGAGTTAGTGGAAAAATATTTAGCTAATGGAGCTAGTGTTGCACCGGATGGTCGGTGCCGCTTGTGTAAAGCGTAAATTGCACAATCCCGGGCTTAACCTATAAAGTCCACCTCTGGAAATCCAAAATGTAGGCGTAAGAGTGCAGTTACCAAATTGAATAGAAGGTCATGGAAAATTCAATTTAGGGGTACTCGCGAGGTTCACATGGAGCATCCCTCCGAAGTCTGTATTTACAGATGTGTCGTTGACCCGCAACTGACCAAACCTGCGCTGAGAAATGGGTACAATCTCAGTAAATGCAGTAAAAAATTACCTAGCAAAACAAATGAAAATACAACACGCATTAATACTCCGGTGGTGGCCGCCACTGCCCCGGAGCGCTGCGTTCAAGAGTGGCGACTTGCATCTCGAGGAGAGTTGCAATCAGCGGAGGAGATCATACCTGAAGTGGGTGCGGTCAAATCTGAAATGGTTATTGCAGAAAATATTGTCTTCCACGACACTGAAGTTGTCGATGCGGTTGATAAGAGTTCTCTTGCATCTGGTAATTATGATCAGGACGCTGATTCGGTTGCTGGTTTAGCTTCATTTCTTAGTCGTCCAGTGCGTATAAATACATATACATGGACGCAAGGAGGTGGATATTCACCAGCTTTTATTAGTCCCTGGTCATTATATTTTAATACACCGCAAATTAAGAATAAGTTAGAAAATTACGGTAAAATTAAGTGCAAACTGCATTTGAAATTCCTAGTGAATGGATCCCCGTTTCACTATGGTGCACTAAGAGCTTGTTACTTTCCACTTGCAGATGTGCGCGCTACGTACGTAGGAGTTAATGATTTAATTCCTATGTCGCAAGTGCCTGGTGTATGGATTGAACCTTCCATTATGGATTCTGCAGAAATGGTTTTACCGTTTCTATGGCAACATAACTGGATTGAAATTACCAGTTTCGCCCAATTTCAAAATATGGGTGTTTTGAACATGATTGAATATGCTGATTTAAAATCAGCTAACGGAGCGACATCATCAGTATCCATTTCATTGTACGCTTGGGCGGAAGATGTTGTGGTGATGGGTCCTACTACGGTTGGTGCACTTCAATCATGCGAGTCAGTGGGCGAACTCCAATCAGATGAATATGAAGAGACAGATGGTACAGTATCAGGTCCCGCCACGGCGGTGGCAAATATTGCTGGTAAATTGAAGGATGTACCATATATTGGTCCATTTGCTAAGGCTACTGAAATGAGTGCAAATATGGTCTCTGGTGTAGCTAGATTGTTTGGATATTCTAATCCACCTGTAATAGATGATGTAACCCCAATGCAGAATAAAACATTTCATGCTTTCGCGAATTCAGAGACACGCATGCCCGTTGATAAGTTGTGCTTAGATCCGAAGAACGAGGTAACTGTTTCGAGTGAAGTGGCCGGAGTGCAAGAGAAAGATCCTCTTGTATTCAAAGAGCTATTAACCCACGACAGTTTCGTTCTGGGTACAGATTGGAGTTCAGCAAATGCCGTCGACACACTATTATTCAGCGCAGTCGTTAATCCGCATTATGCTGTTTTAGCAGGCGGTTATCGTACCATGCCCCCGATAACGTATTTCAGTCCGAACTTTAGGTTCTGGCGGGGATCATTAGTGTATCGTTTTAAATTTGTCAAGACAAAATTCCATCGGGGTCGAGTATTGATATCTTTCGATCCAAATGGTGATATTTCAGGAACTTCTGATACTGAGACATCCACTTTTTTACGAGTTGTTGATCTTGAGCATGAAGATGAAGTTGAATTCATAGTACCTTACAAGGCTACGGCGCCTTATAGTGAAGTAGTTCCATTTCAGAGCTATCCACAGACTATTTCGTCTGATGCTGTACCTTCACCCGCGTATGCTTACGATAGTCGGTTTTATAATGGAATGATCACAATGCGTGTTCAAACTGTTTTATCTGCACCGACAACATCATCTACAATTACTGTATTGGCTTTCGTTAAGGCCGGCGACGATTTTATGTTTGCTGCGCCTCAAGCGTTGACTACGCAGTTTTCTACTCGCGATCCTGCTGGGGTCATTCAATCCGCTGTTGAAATTCACGAAAGTGTTGGAGTATTTCAATCAGCTGAAGTCATAACGCGAGATGACACAGATCTAGACGTACACGTAGGTTTAATCACCACAGGTGAAACAATCTCTTCTATGCGTCCTTTACTCCACCGAACCCATTATTCGACTATTCAATTTTGTGGTGCCGGTCCGTCAACTACTACTGGTATGTATTTGACGCGTAATAATTACCTTCGTATTCCTCCTGGTCACGGTCGTGATGTCACGACCCAGGCGTATAATAATGCGAATTCAGCATCTCCATATCCATATTTTTGGTGTCAGAACAATCCAATCGATTGGACTTTGGAATGCTTTGTCGGATATCGTGGTTCTACCACTTTACACGTCAATCCTGTAAAAGGTGGCTCTAATGCACGTTGCATGGATCATTTATCG